GGAGTAATTAATAATGGCTATTAATCGCGCTAGTATTGCGAAAGAACTTCTTCCCGGTCTAAATGCGGTCTTTGGTCTTGAGTACAATGAAGTGTCGAATGAACATGAAGCACTTTTTGATGTCGAGAACAGTGACCGTGCTTTTGAGGAAGAAGTACTATTTACTGGATTCGGTACTGCACCTGTTAAGGGTGAGGGTGCTGCGGTTCAGTATGATGACGCGCAGGAAAGTTACACTGCACGTTATACGGCTGAAACGATCAGTTTGGCCTTTTCAGTTACCGAAGAGGCTATGGAAGATAACCTCTACGATACGTTTGCCAAACTTCGGGCGAAAGGTCTTGCCCGTGCGATGGCTAACACCAAGCAAGTAAAGGGTGCCGATGTATTCAACAACGGCTTTAGCTCTTCTTATCTTGGTGGTGATGGTGTAGCACTTTTCAGTGATTCCCATCCTGTCGTTGATGGTGGTACTCAGGACAATGATCTTGATGCGACCGATCTTTCTGAAGCCTCGCTTGAGTCTGCTTTGATCACTATTGCGAAAGCAAAAGATGATCGTGGCATTCTTATTGGTATTAAGGCTGAATCAATCCATGTGCCTCCTGATCTTGCCTTTACGGCTGATCAGATTCTTAACAGCACAATGTCAACGACTATTGGAGTCAATCCGACGACTGCTGCTAATGGTGCAACGAGTGTCAACGATATCAATGCAATTCGTAATCAGGGTCTAGTTCCCGGTGGTTTCTTTGTAAACCATCGCTTCACTGATACGAATGCTTGGTTCATTAAGACTGATTGCCCGAACGGCGCAAAGATGTTTGTTCGCGCTCCGCTTCAAACGAAGATGGAACCAGACTTTGATACTGGTAACCTTCGCTTTAAGTCGCGGGAACGCTACAGCTTTGGTTGGTCTGATTGGCGTGGATTCTACGGAGCCAGTGGTTCTTCGTAAGTCTTAACCTGATATGAAGGGAGTTAGGGTAGGAAATGTAAATAAGAATATTTCTTACCCTTCTCCTTTTATATTTTTTAGATATACGTTATAATGTAAAGACATAATCCCACATCACATTCTATATATAAAGAAAGAAGGATGATATAAATGGCTACGACTATTCGACAAGGTTTTGTAACTGGTAGTGGTGCTGTTCTTGATGTAGCTTCTAGTGTAACTGTAGCAAATACACGAATTAGAAGTATCAATGCTTCTGGTGTAGGTACTTTCCTGATTACAGGAACATCTACAACTGACAGAGGTGATATGAAAGGAAACAACATCAAGTTTGTAAACACAACTGCCAACGATGTCAATGAACTTTATTTACCTGATTTAGGTATAAGGATGGATAGTACAGTCAAAGTATCTGCACCTACATCCGCGTCTACGGTAGCAGTTTTCTATGGCTGATTATACTTTTCTAGTAAATGATATTAAGGAAGCCTGTGAGAATGAAGGAACAGAGTTTCTTGATTACATTCCTAAGATGGTTAACAGGGCAGAGGAACGTCTAACAAAAGATTTAGATGACTATGGCTTAGTATCCTATACCTCTGTTGCTGTAGGAAGTAGAATAGTAACTCTCCCCACAGGAACTAGAATAGTAAAAAATATTAATATCACTGCTAATGGAACCAGAATTAATCTGCTTCAAAGAACAGATGAATTTATTAATGACTATTGGCCTGTGATTGCATCTACAGGTGAACCTAAATATTATGCTCCTCGAAATAATAGTACGGTTTTAATTGCACCCACTCCATCATCTGCTTTTGATGGTGAGGTTGTGCATGTATCCAGACCGACTACTCTTACATCAGCAGACCCAACAAATTATTTTAGTGATCTCGCCTATGACCTTTTGTTTTTTGCGTCTATGGTAGAGGCTATGCTATTCCAGAAAGATTTTCCGGGGGCAACTCTTTACGAACAGAAATATAATCAAGTCCTAGAACTTCAACGAAATCAAGCTAGACGTACAAGAAGAGATGACATGGAAACTCCTGCTAGTCCTGCGGGTGCTGATGATAATCTCATAGCTAATACAAATTAAAATAAGGAGGTATTTCATGGATATGTCAGAAATTAAAAAACGTCGCGAGGCTGCTAACAAGAGGCAGCGAGATATGATAAGGAAAAGAAATGAAATACTAGCTAAATCAAAAGCAGAGAAAAAGGCTAAAAAAGAAGCTGCTGCGCTTAAAAGAAAAAATCTTAAAGAAACCCAAGGAAATCTCGCAGGACAGCAAGCTGCTGCTAAAATGGCAAGAACTGAAGGAAAAACAGAACAGCGTTCTGGAGATACAGCTGTTCCTCCAAGTGAGAAAGCTAAAAAGCATTTAGGTACTGCTCTTACAGTTGCTGCAATACAAGCTATTCCTGTAGGTAAAGCAATTCAAGGTATTACATTTCTTGGGAAAAAGGGATGGCAGGTAGGAAGTAAGGTATATAAAACTGCAGAGGCTGCTAAGAAGGCTGCAGAGGCTCGGAGGATATCTCTTAGTCCTAGAGCAATACAGAAGGCAAAAAATGTTGCAAAAACTGTTCTTAGTCCTAAAGCTATGGCTCGAAATCTTACAGGAAAAACACCTAAACCTAAATCTACATCCGTAGCTAAATCTACACCCGTAGCTAAACCTAAACCTAAACTTACACCTAAACCTAAACCTGTAGCTAAACCTAAATCTACACCCGTAGCTAAACCTAAACCTGTAGCTAAACCTAAACCTACACCTAAACCTAAACCTGTAGCTAAACCTAAACCTGTAGCTAAACCTAAACCTAAAAGAAAAATGGTAGTCAGGCAAAAACCAGAAGAGCAACGACTAGGTGATGCTTGGAGATTGGCGGCAGGACCAAAAACTCCTCGTAAACTAATTGATAGAACACCTAAACCTACACCTAAACCTAAACCTAAACCTAAACCTAAACCTACACCTAAACCTAAACCTACACCTAAACCTACACCTAAACCTAAACCTACACCTAAACCTAAACCTAAACCTAAAAATAAGATAGGAAAAATTTTACCTACTGCTCTTGCTGTAACTACTGCGGCTAATCTAGGTTCACCAAAACCTCCTAAGAAAAGAGCAGAGGATGAAGTATTTGATACTGATCTTGTGGCTAGTAGAAAACCAAGTTCAGTTCCGGCAGGAATAGATACAGATGATTTTTCTGAAGAAAGGGACTCGTATGAAGGTTTATACGACAAGAAAAAAGAAGACCCACACTGGAGAGAAATTAAGAAAGCTTCCAAAGCTTTAGGTCTAAAGTATATGGTTCCTAGAGTTGATGAACACGGAGATGAGCTTCCTCCAGAAATGAGAGATGTTAGTGGAGGTTATACTGGAGGTCAAGTTAAAAAACTTAAAAAGAAGACAGCATCTAAACCTAAAAGAAAAACTTCTTCTACTAGAAAACGTAAAGGTTTTGGTGGTAGAGGACAAGGCGCAGCATTGCGTGGATTCTAATATAGATTTCTTTAGATAAAAAGGAGTAAAGTTATGTCAACCAAAGGTCAACAAGATATGTATGCTGTAGGATCACCCTCCTATCTGGTATGGCTAGAAGGTTCCAAGCAGAAGAAAAAGAAAAAGAAGGTTGCTAAGAAGCAAGGTTATAAGGATCGTAAGGATGAATCCATTGCGATGCGAGTAAAGAAGAAGAGAACATCTAAACAGCTAAAAGCAAGTGCTGACGAATCTTATGGTAAGTTTGGTAGTGCTGCTAAAAAGCGGGGTAAGATTAATGCCTAATAAAAATAAAAAACGAAAGAAAAGAGAAAGTCCTAAAAGACTTATTCCCGGTTCTCCAAGAGGAACAAGTAAACGTGCAAAGATGGCTGCTGCTGCAGGTATGGAAACAGAATTTGATGTTGAAGCAGCAAAAGCTGCAACAGGACAAAAAATACCTCAAAGTTTAAAATCTTTATTGGATTTAAAAAAACAAACAATTAAAAAAGGCCCACAACATACTAATCCAAATTTACGAAAGTGGGTAGCTTACCCTGAAAGAGATCCAAATGAAGGAAAATATTATCAGCTTCCTGAAAGTAAAAGGCTATCTCGTCTTCCTTTTTCGGCGCAAGCATATACAGATTCACAAACAAGAGATATAGTTGAACAAAGTATAGAAGCTAGAAACTATCATAAAAAGAAAAAGGCTCAAAATGAAAAGGAGCGGGTTATAGGATTAGCTAAAAAGCTAGGTTCTTTAAAAACTCAAAGAGGTGGTGGAATTGTAGGAAAGAATAAAATTATTAAGGGTTACAAGAAGGGTGGAAAGATTTAAAATATTATGGCTACTACAAAACCAAAACGTAAAGGGACTATGAAGGGTCATACCATTAAAGGTGGTCATAAGCGACCAACTAAAAAAGGTGCCGGTATGACAGCTAAAGGAGTAGCTAAATATAAAAGAGATAATCCCGGTAGTAAACTTAAAACTGCTGTGACAAAAAAGAATGTTAAGAAGGGTAGCAAGGCAGCAAAGAGGCGTGCATCATTTTGCGCTAGATCGAAAGGACAAATGAAAAAGTTTCCTAAAGCTGCAAAGAATCCTAATTCAAGATTACGTCAAGCAAGAAAAAGATGGAGGTGTT